GTAAGGTTTGCGGTCGTTATGTTCAAATGTTTGACCGTGATGAGACTTGTTACGATTGTAACCGTGGGGACATATGAAGCAACTGGATAAAAAATTAGCAGCATCTAATGGAGGGCGTGTTGTTAAGTTTATAGAGAACTTCTGCGTTCATGGTGAGGGTGACTTCTATGGAGCACCTTTTAAATTAGATTTATGGCAGAAACAATTAATTTATAACTTGTATGAACTAAACGAAGACCGATCTCGTAAGTATCGAGAGGCCTTGGTTGGCGTACCAAAAGGAAACGGAAAGAGTCAGCTTGCTGCTGCAATCGGTTTGTACGAACTTCTTGGTGCCGGGACTGTATCCCCACTCGTCACTGTTGCTGCTGCCAGCTTTGAACAGGCTGACCTTGTCTTTGGAACCATGAGGACAATGTGCGAGCAAAGTCCTTATTTAAAAAACGTTACTGAGGTTTTTAATAATTCAATTGGTGTTAATTTATCTGGTGGTATTGAATAGCAAAATGGTCGGTCAAGGCCAAAATTAGTTTTAAATTTACTTTTACCTAAAACATAATTTGAATTGATAAATCCTAAAATTTTAAATTTAGGTGCTTCATCAACAACCAAGATATAAAGCTCATTTGATTTAGCCTTTGGTCTAATAATTAAAGTATTTTTATTTTTTTTTAATTGTGTTCTTACTTGCAATCTTAAATCTTTAAATATTAAATCAGGGACACCACCAACATTTGCATGATACTCAAATTTTATATTTAAAAATTTAGAAGCTGCGACCTCACCCATTGCACCAGATATAGATTTTGCAATTTGATCGTTTAACGTACCCTTATAATTATGTCCCCATGATTCTTTATTCTTTATAGACTCTAGACATCTTAATATTCCTAAATGACTTGCAGATTGCATTTCATACAAATCAAGGGTTATCTCATTATTCATGCTCAACCCCCTTTAAAACGCAGTATTGAAGCATTATTGGCCTGTTTTTGTAGGTATAAAAACCCCAAGGCATATCGTTTTTTTCAAAATCTGGGTTATCAACCCATTTTCTGTTGATTTCTATTGCTTTTTCGCAAGAATTAATGTTTTTAAGCTCAATATTTGGAACTTTTACTAGCTCTATTTGACCATCATTTGTAATTACCCCAAAAATTAGAACTAAAGTTTTCATAATTAGGATTTGTAGTGAGGCAAATCAGTAAAAAACTATGCACAATTTTTCTTTTTAAGCAACAAAAAACAAAAATTAATTAAGTTGCAATCAGATTAACGAAGTGATAATGATTTGCTCATATGGCAAATCACTTAAAAATAATTGGTGAAGCATACGAAAATTTTAAAGACACTAATACATCTGTGTCTGCCAACAAAGAACCTGACTCTTATAGAGCTATGAAAAGGTATTTTCTAAATTCAGAACAAAGAGATAAATGTAAAAACGCATCATTAGTTTTAGGTAATATAGCTCATGACGTTAATGAAAAATCTTTAGTTGAAAATATATCTGTTGAAGAAGCTATCGCAGATAAAAAAATCCAGGATAAAATTAATTCTTATGTGTCAATAGATATAAAAGACCAAATGAAATTTGAATTTGGTATAAAATTTTTAAAAGATATTTGCGAAAATCATAATAAAAATATTAAAGAATTACCTGATAAAAAATGGAAAAGAGAAATAGAACATATTAAATGGATTGAGCCAATTAATGTTCCATTTAGAATGTATGTAGATTTAACAGGAGATACATATATTAATGATTTAAAAAATAAATTTCCATCTGTAAAACTATCTCCACTTAAAACAAAACAAACAAAAGAAAATCCTAATAGAATTGGTGATTGGGTTTGTTCGCACCCTAAATTAGACGCAAGAGTTTTTACCTCTGACTTAATGCAGATTGCTCTTTATTCACATACTACAGGATTAAAACCATCATTAAGTTATGCAAGTGCAACAGATAGATTTTTATTTACAGAGGATAACTGCGAAGAATTAAAACCAGAAAATTTGAAAAGAAGTCTGCAAGAGTTAATTGTTTATGAGATTGCTTGGGAGAAAAAACTTAAAGCTGCTAACGGATCTGTTGAGGAATTATTATGGTTATGTCCACCTGATTTTAGCGAACTTCGTAAAGGTAGTTTCTGGTGGAATGGAGTACCAAAAAAATTTATGGAGGATTATTTAAAAACTTATGTCTGATATGGGAATAATAAAACCTTTAAGACAAAGAATAAAAGATTTGGAACAAATTAATAGCGATCATCAAAAAATGAATGGAAAATTACAAATAGAAATAAAAGAAAAAAATAAAATTATTGAAGAATTAGAAGAAAAAATAAACAACCCAACAAAAAAAATGAGAGAGCAAGGAGAACTATGAAAGAAAGAAGTTTAACAGACGCAATACAACAATTTAAGTCTGGCATAAAAAAAACAGATTACGGCAAAGTCAAAGGTGGCAAAGATTATTTAAGTGTTGCTTATAGATTAAAATTTTGCAGAGAATATTTTGGTGAAAAAATGTCTATCCAAACTGAAAGCATAGAACTTTCAAATGGTTCTCATAAATTTAAAGCAAACATATATTTAAATGACAAATTAGTAAGTGTTGGAGAATCTAAGCAAATGAGCAACAAGGAAAAAGATTTTGAAAAAAGTCAAACTGTATCTATTGGTAGAGGCCTTTCTTTGTTAGGTTTTTTTGGAGATGAAATAGCATCTAAAGATGAAATGGAAAGTTTTTTACAAGATGACAAACCTTTTGAAAATGAAAAAGAAGTTGGTTTAAATGCTGTAATAGGTGTTAAAGATAAAAAAATTGAAAACAAAAAATCTATAAAAGAGATAGCTGATGAATGGATTGGTGTTATGCAAAACGCAGCACAAAACGAAACATCAGTTGGTAAATTTGAAAAAAATTTAAATCCTCTTAGAAAAGAGTATTTATCAGAACTTCATCAAATAAATTCTGATCTCATTCAACAAGCTAGAGTAGATCAAGAAGAAGTTTCACTACATAAACAAATAACAAATAGGAAAAAATAATATGAGTGATTTTAATAATACTGCTGCATTATGGAAAAGGCAACCAAGAGAAAATGATGTAGCTGGAAAACAATATCCACAATATGAGGGTAATTTAACAGTTAATGATACTAAAATGAATTTAGCTGCATGGCTAAATACAAATAAAACAAAAGAGGGACAACCAGATATTTCATTAAGAATTTCAGAAATAAAACCAAAAACGGAGAATCAACTTTAATGTCAGAAAAAATAAATCCTGATTATTATAAAAATAAAAACATTGAAACTTATGAGGCGATTGTATCACAGCTTTCGCCTCCAGAAATAATAGGTGGTTTAAGATGGCAAATGCTTAAATACATAATGAGATTTGGTGAAAAGCATGGAAGCACAATTGCGTCATGCAAAATAGATATATCCAAAGCTCATTGGTATTCTGAAAAATTAATACAGTATTTAACAGACCTTGAAAAACAAGGTTATAAATTTGAAACCCCTGACAATGTTGCCGAACTATTTAAGGAAAAATAATGAAAAATGGAAATGGACATAAGTATATTTATTTAAGTGAGCCAAAATTAAAGACACTTAAATTTATAAAAAACTATATAAAAAAGCATAACTTCTCACCTACTTTTGCTGAGATTTCTCAGGCAATGAAATGGTCAAGAGCAAGATCAGGTAAAATAGTTAGAGAATTATATGATTTAGGATTTATCTCCAAAGGTATTTCAAGTCATAGAAAAATAGAAATGACTACTGAACAAATGGGATCAGTAGCAAATTTAAACATAAATAAATCATACCCAGTAATAGAAAGCAGATCATGAGTGTATTTAAAGAAAGTTTTTTTGAAGCAAGTTTTAAGACAATAGAAAAATTTGACAATGCAGAGGTTGCTTCTGCAAAATCAAATGTCAGCGAAAATGCTGACCTAAAGATTATTGACATAAAGTTAAACAAGTCATTAATCAAAACCAACAACGATAAGGAGCATGACAATGCAACTGAAAAACAACACAGTAAGATTGTATCGGAAACTTAACGACATTCATCAAAATATAATGAAGTCTATTGATACAAGAATTTGTGTAGATACATACAATGACTATCTTGAGTATAAGCAACTAATTAGAAGAATTGTTGCTAACCAAAACTCAGATGCAGTTATTAGATATAAAGAATTATAAGTAATAATTCTTAGTATATTAAAAGTTGTAAAAAAAACTGTAGGCTACTTGTCGCTAAATTTAAAGGGAAAAAAGAAAATGAAAAGACCATATAAATCTTACACCAAAACAGAAGAAGAAAATATTATAAATAATGTAATAGGTTCAAGATTAAAAAACGCTAGATTAAAAGCTGGATTAACACAAACTAAACTAGCAGATCAATTAAAAGTTTCATTTCAACAAGTAGGAAAATATGAAAAAGGTGATAACGGATTAAGTGCAATTCGTATCATTAAAATTTCAAATATTTTAAATATTCCAAAAACTTACTTGCTTGATGACATAGAATTATTGGAAAAAGTTAGACCTACCAATAATAACTCAGAAACTTGCTGTACTGAGTCAAATCAAAGTGTCTAACAATAATTCAATCAGGCGTAGTGAACCTGGTTGTGTTTGTTTGATGAAAACAAGGGTGGATAAGATAGCTCCTGTCCACCCTTTTTATTATGTTCTTTATAATTTATAAAAATAAAAATAATATTTTAACTTCTTATACGAATACCCTTTTTTCTACTGAAGCTGAAGCTACTGACTATGCTAAAAGAAGTCTTAAAAAAAAAGATGTCTGGCAAGTAGTTAGATATGACTCAGAAAACTATGATAAGTATTGGTATAAAACCTAGCTCCATTTATAGTTATTGTTTTGGTGTTCAATAAATTTTTCTGAATTTTTACTGTTGCTATATTTTTTAATATATTTTTCTTCAATCATATTGATGTCTTTATCACCCATATCATTAGCAAAATCCATAGCATTAGTATATTTACCTGACGCTGCCCACATACTTGCGTTCCAATGTCTAAAAAAATAATTTTTTCTAAATGGTAATTTAAGATTAAGTTTTTTGCATGATCTATCAAGTTCTTCCGTCATTCTTTTTAGATCAAAGAATTTACCTTTAGAATTTAAAAACAAAAATTCCTGGTTGTCTGGCAAGGTGTTAATCCAATCTGTAAGTTGATCTTTAAGATCAGAGCTTATTACAATAGACCTATAACCCTTATCTGTTTTTGGTTCTTTCAAAACTTTATAATTATCAACTGCATGAAAAATCTTAAACATAGGAGTATTTTTCTTAAAGTTAAAACTCTGTCTTTGTGCAGCTCTTGCCTCACTTGGTCTGCAAGATGTTTCGGCCATCAGCTTAAACATAAGTCTTATTTGTATAGAATTTACATTATCTATAATTGTTTTAATCCTATTAAAATCCCATTCTTCTAGCCAATCTACTGATAAATCTTGACCTAATGGGACATATTTCATGTCAGCTTTATCTTGATCTGTAAAATAGTTTCCTGTTTTAAATACGTTAGATTTGAAAGGTTTGCCAGATCCTACATGATAGTTGTAAATCCTAGAGAAAGTATCAAAGATTTTTTTACGATAACTCATCTTTGCAAAGCCAGATATAAGGTTGTGATCTTCGTATTTTGGTTTTAGTTTGATAACAAACTTACCAACATAATCCTCATCAATATTTCTTAAATCTATGTTGCCACAAATATTATAGATATTTTTATAATGGCTCTCATATTCATTTAAAGTAGTTTGGCTAAACTTGCTTTTCTTTTCATACATTCTACCCTTAGACTCTTTGTAATATGCTTCCCAAGTATCAACCAATGGTAGAGCTACATTGCTTCTAACATTATCTAATTTAAAAGATATTTTATCAGCTTCTTTTTCTAAAAATTTTTTATTAACTGATTGTATATATTTTTTTTCACCATTTTCTTTGTAATAGTGTCTATAAGCAGTTTTTGTTTTACCATCTTTGTTTGTCCAAGTTCTTTTGCCAAAATTATATTTTTTCATATTTTCTCACTTTCTTTGATGTTAAATAGATTAACAATAAGTTATAAGAATTGCAAGAATATAAAAACGAATAGTCCAGACACAAAAAAAGAGCCGAAAAAAATCTTGCGATTTAATTCGGCTATATATATCTTGTATTCCTACTGTATTCTTAATCACAAAAAATATGATAACTATTTGGAAACAGAATACAAGAGAATTATGATCCCTCCCACATAGCGAAAGCTACCCCTCTGATTACACCAGAACTGCAATTGATACTTGCACCAAATCGGTTAAGCAAAAGTTTTTACGTTTGTTGGTTTTTTACCAGACGCATTTTTTTGTGCTTTTCTTTTTCTTGAAACTGCACTTTTTATTTGAGCAGCAGACATTCTTCTAGCTTTGGCCAGAGGTACGCATTTTGGATATTTACGCTTTGCATCTGCTTTTTGTTTTGATCTGCCACATTTAGCAAATGATCCGTCCTTTTTCCTTGAGCCAATATCAACCCAGTTTTGCCTAAACCATTTAGATAGTCCACCACTTGCTCTGCTCATGTGGTTCTATAACCTCCACCTCTTTTTTTATAAGTCCTTACCAACCAGGCATTTGCATATGCTGACGGATATATCTTAAACTTACGCTTTGCTTCTGATTTTACTCTTGCATATAATTTTTTGTTAGTTGGTACGTTAGCCATGTTATTTCCCCACTAGCCTTTTTGCTTTCTTATGTGCGAAAGTGAACGATTTTCCCATTCGCATCTCTTTTTTCATCATGGCCATATGTTTTTTTGAGTGATGTACTGAGTGTTTTTTGAGTGTTGCTTGTTGTCTTTTAGTTAGTTTTTTCATTATACTACCTTTCTTTTCTTAGACATTCTTAATCGCATAAAATCAGCACCAGTAATCTTATTTCTTGGTGGTGCAACTCTTGCAATCTTCATTTGTTTTTTGCTGTATTTTTTGTTTTTACCTTTTGGCATTGTTTTCCTTTTCAAGTTGTTTTTTATAATCATCTTTTCTCATACATTCATAGTGAGCTTTTTCACCACCATAAAATGCAACAAAAGATTCTGTATTTACCATTTCAGCTTGGCAATATTTACACTTACCAATGTTCATCACTATTACGCTTGGTTTCTTCCAAACCTTATTCTTCACTAGCAATTCCACTTTCTCAATGCTTTGTTAATTCTTGAATTAGGATCTCTTGCTGTTTTTTTAGAAGTAAGTTTTTTCTTCATGCCAAGCATACGCAAACAGAATGATTTTCTTCTTTTAGATGCTTTGCTACCCT